TGCGTGTATATGACCTTCCATCTTCATGGTAACAAGCAAATTTTTAATGGTGTGATAATTACCATCTACATGTGCTGCTATTTCTTTTATAGCTTTAGGCTCTGTAAGATAAGCTAGTATTTTATCTCTGGTATTCACGATACATCCTTAATTTTACAATGCCATTTTTTCTTATCGTCTTGATGCCAACCATGTACATGAATAGTCCAACCAGCTTCACGAACATGTCCTACGTTTTCATGGTCACCTATCTTCTTTACTCTAGCTGACATATTACCTGCTGTGGTTGTTTGTACCGCTAATACTTCTTTACCTTTTAAAGCTAGTAGGTCTATAAAGCCAAACAAGTCCTGTCTTATCCTTGCAAAACTATTCCAATGTTCTACTACTGCTACTGTGTATCCTTCTTCTCGTAATTTTTTAAGACTTAATTGCGTTGGGCTAGTTGCCATCAAATTGACTTTCGTTAGGTTTAGATGTTCCTTCTTTAAATCTTTTCTCTACATTACCGGTGGACTTATTAAGTTCGTATTCATAAGCGTGTGGTGATACGTCATCACTATTCTTTTCCTTTTTGAATATCTTGTCCCAGTTATCTTGTGCTTCTTGTTCAGAAATTAACAATGGTCTTCTTCCAGAACCTTTACCCATTACTTTACCTCCAAATGTCCGTTAGTAAATAACCAGCCTATAGTTTTACGGTGTGCTTCTTCCCATGTTGCTATTCTATCATACTTATCTAACATCTTATCATTATCTATCATATGGTGGCATTGGTGACATAAGAAAGCTATACGATAATCGTGTCCCTTGATACCTGTTCCTTTGCCATCACGTAATTGATTAGAGTGTGCAGATACTACTGTTCCGTCTTGAATAGAACACATCATACATGGTGCTCCATCTGCTAACTTTAAAAGTTTAGGGTTACGATAGTTCATTCATATTCCTAAAAATATGCTTAATAACATCTACCGTCCATCCATTACCAAGCATTTCTAATCTTTTATTTGTTGGAACACAATCTGTATAATTATCTGGAACAGTTTGACACCTTTCTGCTTCTATTGGATGTAATCTTCTGTATATGTCTTTGTCATAATCTAACAATATATTTAACTTATTAGATGGATGTGCTTTTGGTAAGGTGCAAATTTTTCCTTCTTTGTAATATGCTCTGTCTTGTTGTGACCAATACTGCTTTCCACTTAAATCCCATTTAACATAGTTTTTAGTTCTTTTCTTTGTATTCGTTATCCTAATATCAGTAAAAACTTTATAGCTATCATCATAAATAATATCTTTTAACAAAATACCTTTATCTTTAGGTTGCTCAACATCTGGTATGTTAGTCCAATATAATCTATTTCTATTTTGAGCTGATACTAAAGAACTATTAATTGCTATAGGCTCTATCCAATTTAAATGCTCTGTAATAACATCTTGATATTCAGTTTTCATTCTGACATTTTCAAGTAAAAAATACTTTGGATTAGTTTCTTTAAACAATCTAACAAACTCAAAAAACAATGCACTTCTTGGGTCGTTAAAGTTTAATTGTTTACCTGCAAAACTAAATCCTTGACATGGGCTACCACCAATAAGTAAATCTATTTTAGGTAATTCACTACCCTTTACTTTTGTTACATCTCCAATATGAATTGTATTTGGAAAATTATGTTTAGCCACTTTCATTGAAGCAGGTTCTATTTCAGATGCAAAGTAATTATTTACTTTAAATCCTAATTGGTTTAATGCTATCTGTCCACATGACATTCCGTCAAATAATGATAATACGTTCATTTAGTAATCCCATCCCCAACCCATAGTCTGACCCCATACCTCTATCTGTTGTTGGTATTCTGTCATTTCACTTGTGGTTAGTTTAGTTGTTGATTTTATAAGTTCTACAGGCATACCTGCTATTTCTGTTTGGTATCGTAAGAATTTAAAGCCACAAAGTTCATGAATACGGTCTTTCTCAATACCTAAATGATTACTTAAACTTGTATATAGTTCCCATAACCTTTCGTTCTGTTCAAGACTTCTGTTAAGTTTAGCGTCTGTTACTGTTACACGCCAGCGTTTAGTAAAGTCAAGATTTTTTAGTTTCTCTATAAGCTGGGGTAAGTTGTCTTTGGTTAGCGACCACTTTATCATCTCTCCATCCTTTCGTTTTAAATACTTGTCCGTCTTTAGAAGTTGCTTTGTATTGAATGTCATCTCCAAATACTTTTTTGCATTGCTTTATAAATTCATTTATTGTCATCTTGGTGGACTCTCGTTATATCGTAAACCTTTTTGGTCAAACCAAAAGTTAAATGAGCCTTCCCATTGTGCATTACGCTGCTTTTGAACAAAGACCTTTGCATCTGGAATAATCTTTAATTCAGCTTCAGATGTATTTCCTATTTCTATTAATTTTTCTTTGCTGCGGTTGCGCCAGCATAGGATTAGTGAGTCACATAAATTGCGCAGGTGACTTGAACCCATCAAATCTGTTGCATCAGGTATATCAGTTTCATCTTTCATCTTACGTGTATGTGCAACCAAAAATATGTGTATCTGTAAATCACGACATACTACTGCTAAAGTATTAACAAACCTTTTTTGTGCATCTAGTGACTCTTCAGAAATATCATTCAGCTTCATTAAACTATCTATCACAAATACTTCTACACCTAGAATATGTTTTCCATAGTATAACGTAGCAACCATATCTTGTGAAGTAGTTACACCTGTTTGGTCGTAAATATATAACTTTTCTTTAGCACGCTCACAAAACTTATGTATATATTCATCTGTTGGCTCTGGTGAGCCTAATGCCTGTGTAACCATTCTAGCTAATGTCAAAACAGGTCTCATTTCTAAAGAAGCTATTAAACATTTGGTATTTTGTTTCATCATAGACAATACAACTTGTGATAACCACATTGACTTACCATGACCTGATACACCAGTAAGAATTGTTAGTTCCGAAGACCTAACCCTGAACTTATCTTCCGTCTTAACCCAGCCAAGCGATTTGCCACTATGAACTTCCTCACTAAAATACTTGACCAAGTCATCAGCAAATATATCCGTACCTTTAACCTTAAACTCTGCATGACCATACCCCTCGTTATAAAATTCTTGAACTGTTGATTGGCTAACTGTTAGCTTATCTATGACTTCACCTATGTTCACTAAATGCCACCTTCCCATACCTTGCGAACTTGTTGCACGTCTCCATCATTCCATCTTTCCTGGTTAAGCAAAGTAAGTGGAGCTGGTGAGAAACCATCTTTCCATGATTGAGTATCTTTCATTTTATTTACATACCCTATCACTTCATCTGCTATAGCGTCAATGTTTTTATTAGCCCACCTTTCCATACAAGTTTTCTTATTGACCTTACGAACATTAGGATAGCTTTCCCAAAATTCTTCAAACCTATTGGTCGTTTTAACGACATATATATCTTCTCTTATCTTCTCTTCTCTTCTCTTCTCTATCCTAACAGGCTCGTAGTTTTCTACTAGTAATCCTCTAGTAAATAGTTCTTTTACTATTTTCTCAACAAAATCAATAGGATAATGAAGTCTAAAAGCTATTTCAAACAGGTCTGGTAACACACCATCACTTTCAGAACCAAGACACCATAACTCTACTAAAACAGCTTTTTGTTCAAAAGATAGCTTATGTATATCTATGTTATTTATGTAATCCGTACCATAAAACTTAAACCATGTCATCTTTTTTTGATAACGTGGGTTCTTTGGGTTATAGAGATTAAACTTCTCCCAGTTCTTAATCTTGTACATACACTCTCCTTAAAATAAACATTCTTCGTATAATTCTGTGACTGGCACAGATTTTGCTTTTGGTAAAACATGGAGCTTACAATCAGGTCTGTTTTCAAGAAACCATTTAGCAGAAGCCTTATTACTAAAGGCTCTGATAGGTTTTCCATCAAATTCGTCTAATATAATAAAGCGTAATATCTCCATAGGTCAAAACCTTACCACGAATTCATATTATTTGTAAACTATTTTATTACTAACAATTTACTAGAAATATTGCTATTTTTAAAAAATCGTGTATATTGCTATTAAGTTGTTATTTTATATAGGAGAGAAAAATGAAAGATAACTTAGTAGTCATTAAAGATAAATTAGTAGTTATGGCGGCATTCCAATGCCATGCCTTTGATATGTGTGAGCAATACGAGTTTTTTAACTTACCTAGAACAAAAGCACGTAAACGATTGTATGAACTTTTATTAAAACTTGGCCAGGAGAGATAATATGAAAATTTCAACAATGATTGTGGTAGCAGTAGGATTTTGGTGTTATGTGGCCCTATGTCTTTACATTATGGGCAAGTTAGCAGGTGCAATATGAATAAATACTTATGGCTATTCCTTTTTGTGTTTTGGGGGTATATAATATGGCGAATGGTTTAGAACAAATAGCAGATATTCTTAAACGATTGAATGACGAACTTAAATTAGATAACGACAAATGGGAGAGAGCAAATGTCACAGCAACAACACTACGACCAAGTAATGATGGAACAACATCAACACGAATTACAACAGAAGGAGAGACAAAAAATGAACTATAACGAACTACGTAAGATTAACGTATCAGACCATATTGAAAAAAAGAA